ATGCTGCTGCTGCGGCAAAGGAAGACGAAAAAAATGCTGAAGAAACCGCCGCAAAAGAAGAAGAACTCAATAAAGAGTTGGAACACGAAAAAATTACTGAGTCATTTCAGTCCATAGTTGACTCTGAACGACCCAATATAATTACATTTAGTAACGGAGAAGAAAAAGTAATAACCGTTATGGAGGCAACGGATGCCTTAGAAATACTAAATCTGCTAAATAATCAGAACGGTATTAAGTTTTTACGACGTATATCTGACAGCGTGACTTCATATCAGGATACGATGGACTTTTTTCTCGACAGAATTAGAAAAGGAATCTATTGATGGAAACGGAAACTATTTTACGAGCGATTGAAAATGGAAAACTCAACGATGCCCGTGAGGGTATCAGCGATATCATGCTCAATAAAATCGCTGACTCCTTAGAGGAGAGAAAACAGTCACTTGGCGATAATCTCGTTGGTGTGTGTGAAGATTGTGATGAGGTTGAAGAGGGTAGTAAAAAAGAGTATG